GGCAAGTCGAAAGGCTCGATGTCCTTGGCGCGGGCGATCAGGTTGGTGACAGTCCAGACCTTGCCGCCGGAGGCATAGGTGTTCTCGTGGACGGCACAGCCTTCGATTTGAACAACAGGGTATTTGCTCATCCGCGCACCAACTTGATCATGCCCGCGCCACCGGTCGCGCCGAAGAACGGCGCCAGCGCGGCATCGACGGCCACGAAGCGCTCGCGCGCCTCGGTCGTGTTCTGGAAGTACTCGGTTTCGAGCGGACCCGTTTTGTCGCGTTTGACCACGTTCGAGCCGGTGTCGAGGTCGGGCATCAGCTGCTCACCGCGCCCTGCCCGCGCCGCCAGGTCGATGCAGGCGCTGACTACCTCGGCCGGAACCACGGTGCTCAGCACCGGAAAGTCGTCTACGCACACGCCATAGCGCGGCCAGTCCAGGGCCTGGGTGTGATACAGCCGACGGCCGGCCCAGCGCAAGCGGTAGTTCGCACGCATGAAGCGGGTTGCGTTACGCAACGCGATTTCCTTGTCGGCCTCGCCCAATGCTGCCCAGTCGATCACGCCCAGGGCGGCCAGTTGACGGTCAGCCTCGGCCACGCTGGCATAGCTGTCAGCATCCGGCAGGCCGGCGCCGGTTTCGGTAATGAGCATGATTTCCTCAAGCAAAAAAAAAGCCCGCTCGAAGCGGACCATAAATATAAATTCGTGGATTATTGCAAATTTGATAAATATGCTGATATCCTGACAAATTCATCATTACTAAAGGATTTTTATGAAACCACTGTTCAGCAAGATTTTCATAGCCGCCGTGCTCGTCACTGCAGCTACGTGTGTGAGGGCCGAAACGATCTCCTATGAGGGTACTACAATCGGAGCAAATACTTTCAACCGACCATCCACTCTCTACACCCTGTCAAGCGTCGGTACCAATGTCGAATACCACGCGTTTAAGTTCAATGCTTCAGCATCGGGTGCCTATACTTTTCTGACTAGTTATTCTAATTTCGATGGCTTCGCCCTTCTTTATACAGATTTTGACCCGGCGTCGCCGCTATCAAATTTGCTGAATTACAACGATGATTACATAGATCTTCGACATTCCTCTTTCGATGCCTATCTGCAACAAGGTACGGATTACACCTACGTCAATACCGGCTATTCGAATCGTGACTACGGAAACTTTACCGCAATCATTAGTAGCGCCTCTATCAGCACGGTTCCCGAGCCAGAAACTTACGCTATGCTTCTAGCAGGCCTCGGCCTGATGGGCTTCGCGGCGCGTCGCCGCAGGCAGGCTTAAGTGATCCGTTGCAGCGAAGCCCTTCGGGGCTTTTTTTACGCCGCAACGAACAACGCAAGCCGGCGCCGATTTCGATGATGAGGGTCATCAGCGTCCTTACATTGGGTTGACCAGCGTTGCGCGCATCAACGTGTTCCCGGATCCGCCGACGCCGTGACGGCAAGTTGCCACGATCCGATTGTTGGCGAACGGGCCGAACACGCGACCGAATCCGTAGCCGGTAATGTTGGGAGACTGCACTGGGATATCGTAGTCCAGGCGCGACCACGCAGATTGCCCTGGGTGGAGCATCGGGATCTGGACTTTGCGACTGCCGGTTTGAGTCTGCACAACAGTGCCGCCTACAAACACTGGTTTGTCAATGCCGACGCCAGTGCGCTGCATGTAGCCGTTCACACCGCCGTAATAGATCGTGGTGCTGATATGCGCTACGCCCAGCTGCCGGTAACCTGCGCGCGGGTACATCACGGCAGCAGTTGGCTGGTTGACGTCAGGGCTGAACAGTACGCAGGTTTCGAGCGGCGCAACGCTGATGTACTGGATGGTGCTGGCAGAGCTCGGTGCATTGGTGTCGTACTTCGCGGGGTTGGGCAGTCGGTTCCACGTACCGCCACGGTCATCGCTGTACACGACCTGCGCAAAACCAACACCGGCCACGTCTTTGCCCTGGCCGGTGTTATCGCCGTAGATCTGGTAGATGCGATCGTCCACCTCGTCGTAGCAGCTACCGTGGGTGTGCAGGCCGGAGGCGTACGGAAATCCCCGCGACGTCGCATAGGCCACCAAATCGAAGACCTTGCTCCACGTCTTGCCGAAATCGGTGGACAGCATGCCAAATCCGCCGCGCGTTGCGTCGGTCGCGGCATTCGACTCACCGCCCAGCGTCTGCGCGGTGTTGGAGTCGATCAGGTAGACCACGCCGTTGGAGCCCGAGCAGAAGTCGGTTAGCGAATACTGCGGCGCGAAGATGCCGTTCGTTGCGGTCAGCACCTTGGTCCACGTGGCCGTGGCAGGATTTGCTGCCCAGCCCGAAGACACGTACAGCGCTGAGAAACCGCTGCCGTTGGTGCAGGCAACCAGCACCTCGCCGTTGAACATCTCGTGGATGCCGCCCACCGTGTGGTTGCTGCCGCCCTCGGCCGTGAAATCATGAACGTTGGTCCACGTCGGCGTACTGGCCGTGGCCAGATCCAGGCACATCTTGAGGATGTTGCCAGTCGAGCCGTAAAATCGAGCGCCGTTTTTGGAAATGCCAATCACAGATGCGCCCGGTGCGATGTATTCGACACCGGTCATCGTGTACTGAGGATTGGCGCGGGGGGTTGCTGCGCGGACGGTACGGGTCATAGCGTGATCACTCTCTCGACTTCTACAAATTGGCCGGTCACGGCGGTAGCGGCGTTCTGTCGTGCGTAGTACTGCATCTGGTCGTTATCACTGAACATTTCCTCGCCAGGGTTGATCAGGACGGGCGCGCTGAAGTCGGGGTTCGGATTGTTGAGGTTGTCGGCATCGCGGTAACCCAGCGCGATCTGTGCCGTGTTGCTGGCGGGGCTGCGAATGATCAGGCTGGTGCGCCCCGTCTCAGCTACCGCCACGCGGTTGAACGTGTTGGTGTTGTTGCCGTTGACATCGAATGTCTCGAACGTACGCAGCATAGCGGGGGTGGCCGTTGGCGTCACAGCGTCCGCCTGCACCGATGCCGGCCCCGAGCCCTGCGCGTTCAGCGTGGTCACGGTGCCGGTGTACGGCGTGCCTGCCGGGGCGGTGATGGTCTGCGGATTCGTGGTCAGTTGCGTCACGTTACCGTTGATGTCGGTCCAGATGTTGCCGGTGGTCGCGGTGCTGCCGGCTGCGCCAGGCGTCCAGGCCAGGCTCACGGCGCCGGCCATCGCGGTCAGTACCGGTTTGGCGGGCTGGCCGGGTACGGTTGGCGCCGGCGTAGCCGAGATCGTCAATACCGCTTCCTTCACCGTGGCGGCGATCGAGCCGGCCGAACAGGTTATGTGGATTTTCTGGGTATTCTCGTACGGGCCAATGGCCGCGAGAGCGCCCGCGCCGACAGTCCACGACCGCAGCGAATTGGTGCCGCCGAGCGCCTGGTCCAGCAGGTAGGCCACACCGGAGGTGCCTGGCGCGCCAGTCAGGACCAGCGCCCTACCTTCGGGCAGTGTGATGGTCTTGGCGGACTCGCCTACTTTGATCATGGTGGTGTTGGACATTGGCTATCTCGGTGGCGGCCGGGGGATTGCACGCGCGAGGCGGGCTGGTGGTGTACTGGTGGCGCCTTACTTCTTCGCGGATTCCGCAGCGGCCTTCTCGGCTGCCTTGGCAGCGGCCTTGTCGGCGGCAACCTTGTCCGCTGCGGCCTTCTCGGCCGCGACGCGTTCGTCGGCCAGGCGCTGCGCTTCCGCTTCGTTGGCGCGGGCTTGGTCGGCCAAGCGGTCGCGCTCGGCGTCCATTTCGCGTTCGCGCGCCAGCAGGCGCTCGTGAGCGGCTTGCAGCTCGGCGACGGTGGGCGCGCGCTCGATGACGCCCATGCCCTGGTCGGTGCCGTCGTCGTACAGTTCGTGCACGTCGGGGTTGAAGTCGCCCTTGTCGATGACGACGAAAGCGCCCTGGGTTGCCGGATGGGTGGATTTGACTTTGATGGTTGGCATTGCGTTCTCGCAGGTTGCCCGGCGGCGTGGTGGCCGCCGGGTGGTGTTGGTGGATTAGCCCAGCAGGATGCCGATGTGCTCGTCTTTCGCGGCGCCCACACCCCAGACCAGCGCGATCTCGTATTGCACCTGGCGGTACTGCATGTACATGCTGACCTCGAACGAGAGGCCGGAAACCGGATCGGTGATGATCGTGCGGTCGGCGGCCGAGTCGCCCTGCGCCGGCAATGCTGGAACACGGGTCGCCAGCACGATTGCCGAGCGGGCGAAGAACATGTTGCGAGCCGCGACGTTGGCAACGGTGATCGCGGTAGCGGCGGCCGGGATCGCTTGCAGCAGACCAGGCGCAGCGATGGTGATGGTGCCGCCATCGGCCGAGCTGGCGTCGCCGGACGAAACCACGTACTTGTTTTCAGGGTCGCCCGCGATGCTGATCACGTCGCCCGCAACGAACGAACCGGTTCCGGCGGCGGCCAGGGTGATGACCGTGGTGCCAAAGGCGTAGCCGTTTGCATTGGTGGTGGCGCCGGCAGCGGTACCCTTCGCTGGGCGCTTGATCTGCGCGGACTGACGCAGCGCCAGGCCCTGCAGGCGATCGGTGATGCCGTCGCGCAGCATGTCTTCGCGGCCGGCCTTCTCGACGTTGAACAAGCCCGACTGCTTGCCGCGCATGTTTTGCATCGCAGCCGAGCCCAGCACCATCTGGAAGTCCAGGCCTTGGGCGCCGTTGTCTTCGAGGATGCGCAGTGCGCCAGCGGTGTCGCCCAGGTCATTGGGGATACCGAATGGAGCGGTACCCGGGGTGCCGTAGGCGCGGGATGCCTTGACGTGCAACGCGGTCAGATCCGATTCGACTTCGTTGCACAGCGTGCGCATTGCCTGGGCGAACTGGTCGCGCAGGATGATGTTGTAGCTGTTGCCGCTGTTATCCAAGGCCAGCTTTTCTTCGCCATTCCAGCGGATCGGGACGCGGCGCGCCTTGGTCAGGGTCACGGACTTGTTGCCGATGTTCTGGTCACCGTCATTCGGCGGCGTAACGGCCGGCGTGATGTCGGTTGCGGTTGCGGCTGGCGCCACTGGCGACGTTACTACCTGGCCGACGGCGGCGCGGGCGAACGTCATGTCGGCGGACACGGCGGGGATCATGCCCACCTGCTCACGCGAGACGACATCCATCGCGTTGTACAGGGTGGTGATCAGACCGGTCAGGTTATTCGGGCCCAGTACCAGGCCAGTCTTTGCGGCGTAGTTCCAGACGTGGGCCTGAACCAGTTCGCCGACGACCTTGGCGCAGAACGCAGCTTTCTCGGCGCAGGTGGTGACCGCCTGGGCAGTCGAGGACATGGTCATCGCAGCCAGAGCTACGAAGGAAATCAACATTTTCTTCATGGTGGAATTGCCTTTAATTGGTGGTTTGAGGTTTTGAACAGAGAGGCCATCCAGCCCAAAAGCACCGACTTGCCCATCCAGGCGCCGGCAAAGCACTGCGGTACTGCTGAAAACGAAGAAGCCCGCGCACGGCGGGCCTCGATTACTGCGTGGAAGGCGATCAATCGACGATCGCGGCGCCTTCCTTCATTGCGCCGGCGCGGGCCATGGGGTCCATGGCGTCATACTCGGCGCGCTTGATCTGCTTCTTACCGTCTGGCGTTTTGCCGCCATTACCTTGAGCGCCGCCGCCGGATGCGCCGGAACCCGCCAGGATTTGGTCCTTGAACGGACAGGCAGCGACGAGTTGCGCGAGGCCCTCATCGAAGTCAGCGATTTCACCCGGGCGGGTCGGTGAGAAGATTTTGTTGCCGGCAGCGTCGTACGGAACCATCTTGCCGTCTTCGACCTTGAAGTTGTTGCCGAAGTAGGCGCGCGCCATTTCGGGCGGGATGGCAAGCTGGCTTGGGTGCTTCGCATCTTTGTTGAACAGCTTCGACCCGGTGAAGCCGCCGCCAATCATGTGGTTATTCAATTCGGTAGTGCGCTTTTCCAGCGTCGCAGTCAGTTCCTGCAACTGGGTAGCACTGGCCTTGGCCTGCGCAGCCACCTGCTCCTGCGCGGTCTTGGCAGCGGCATCCTGGATTTCTTTGACTTGGGCGGCCGTCTTCAGTTCACCGGAGCTCAGGCTCTTCACGGTGTTCAGCGCGGCCAGCGCCGCCACACCGTCTTCGATGCCTTCGAAGGATTTCAGCTTGGTTTCTGCTGCTTCTTTGCCCTCGCGGTGGGCCTTGGCCTCGCCGTTCAGCCGGGTGATCGTGCCCAAAGTGGCCTCAGCGTCGAAAGGCGCCTCGGTGCCATTGGCGTGGATGAAGATCGGCAGCTTCTTATCGTCCATGGCGATGGTGCCGTCGGCGTTGTACTTGTATGGCATGGTCTATCTTTCCGGGCATCCGCCCTATCGATGGCCTTCCGGCCGTGCACCGCGTCGCGTCCGCTTGCGGCATAAAAAAACCGCCTCGAGGGCGGCTTGGTGAATTCGGTGGTTGCTACATTCGCTCCAGGCGCTCGGCCCGGGATATGTCTTCAGGGTGGCACGACAGCTTGCGCAGCGCGCTGGCCATGTGGAGGCCGTGGCCATTTGCGACCGCGTAGTCGTCGGCCTCGATCTCCTGCCGGCGACGGCGGCGCGCGCCCGGGCTCAGGAACACGCAGCGCAGCACCAGATTGGTCCAGACGTGCAAGTGATGCCGGTGGCCGTGCTCGTGCGAAGTCACCGCGGCTATTTCGTCCGCCGTGAGCAGCGACGGCAACCAGATCGGCAACCGCGCGCGGAAACCGTCGAAGTGCGCCTGGTGCACCGGTAGCACCGTGGCGGCCAGCGCAACCATAAGCAGGTTGAACGCGACCCAGCCGGCCCACAGCCAGCAGATGATGTTGATGGCTATGTGCATGTGGCCCAGGCGTAAAAAAACCCGCCTAGGCGGGTTGGTATGGATTGCGGTCGAGCTACGCGACAACCACGCGCTCACCTTTGAGCAAGCAGCCCACACAGATGACCTGTCGGGTGCCGCCCTTGAGCCTCCGCGCCTGGAGCATGGCGCCGATCACCGTCTCGATGAATTCCCGCCCATGGCAGCGCGGGCACTGGAGCATGTCGGCCGGCCTGCTGGCGCGGGCGCTGCGAAGCTTTGGCTTGTGGGGTGCTGGCGCGGCGGGAACGAGGTGTAAGGTCATTCCCGCATGATATCACTGGGCAAAGGCTGCGGCATCACGTTCTCGCAGTTCCTTGAGCGATGCCATGCGGCCCTTGTCGTTAGTGAAGTCCTTCACGTCGAACTTGCCTGCGCGGTACAAGTCGCCCCGCGCCGGGCCAAGTACATGATCCTGCACCTCGGCTTTTTGCTGCCGGAACCAGTCCGAATAGGTCAGGTTCGCATCGATCGGACCGCCGGCGGCAGAGCGGGAGCCGTACAGCGACTTCTGGCCCTTGAGCAGCGCGATCGACGACGAGCGGCAACACCAGTGGATGCGACCTGGGCCGGAGCGCCAAGGGATATTGTGGCCGACCGGCTTGTGTTCGACCTTCGTGTACAGCAAGTGATCCCGGGCGCGGCACTCGGCGCTGGTGCGGCCATCCAAAGTGCTCACCCACATCTCGTCGCCAAGGATGTCGTCATTCTCTTGGGTGAAGCGCGTGCGCGTGATCTGGGCCGTGTGGCTCAGCGCCGTGCGCACCACCGCATCGACTTCCCGACGACTGGCGTCGAGAAGGCCGTCCGCGTAGTTCAGGACGCGTGTACCGCGAATCTCGCGCACGATCTCGCTGGTGGTCTTGCCCTGGGTGTAGCCCACGGCGATGGTGTCCTTGACGCGCTGCAGCCGACTGGCCGACAAGTTCGCGGCCCAGTCCTTGAGCAGACGGCCCTGCATCGGCTGTGCCATGGCCGCCGCGTAGACCTGTTCCGGTACCACGCTGGCAATACTGAACGTGGCTGGCACTACCTGCTTGTACAGGTCGTACTGGAATTGGCCTTCGTACTCGACATAGGCGCGCAGCTCTTCCTGCATGGCGCCGTGCAGCGTGGCATACGCCTGGGTATTCAGTTCGCGCACGCTGGCCAGCAGCTTGTCGA